GGTGTGACCGCGGTCTGGCGCGCCGGGGAGCAGGAGCAGACACCACCGGAAGGCTTTGAGTCCTCCGGAGCTGAAACCGGACTGGGCGTGGAAGTGACGAAGGCAAAGCCGGTAACGCGCACCATTACATCCGCGAACATTGACCGCCTGCGGGTCACCTTCGGGGTGCAGTCACTGTTGGAGACCACCTCAAAGGGCGACCGTAATCCCTCTTCTGTCCGACTGCTGATTCAGTTGCAGCGTAACGGTAACTGGGTGACGGAAAAGGATGTCACCATTAACGGCAAGACCACCTCACAGTACCTGGCGTCGGTGATTCTGGAGAATCTGCCTGAGCGGCCCTTTAACATCCGGATGGTCCGGGAGACAGCGGACAGCACCTCGGACCAGCTGCAGAATAAGACGCTCTGGTCGTCATACACCGAAATCATCGATGTGAAACAGTGCTACCCGAACACGGCGATTGTGGGGCTGCAGGTGGATGCGGAGCAGTTTGGCGGTCAGCAGATGACGGTGAACTACCATATCCGAGGTCGCATCATCCAGGTGCCGTCAAACTATGACCCGGAAAAACGCACGTACAGCGGCATCTGGGACGGCAGCCTGAAACCGGCATACAGCAACAACCCGGCCTGGTGCCTGTGGGACATGCTGACTCACCCGCGCTACGGCATGGGAAAACGTCTGGGGGCGGCAGACGTGGACAAATGGGCGCTGTATGCCATCGGGCAGTACTGCGACCAGACGGTCCCGGATGGTTTCGGGGGCACAGAGCCGCGGATGACCTTTAATTGCGTACCTGTCACAACAGCGTAAGGCATGGGATGTGCTCAGTGATTTCTGCTCGGCGATGCGCTGTATGCCGGTATGGAACGGCCAGACGCTGACGTTCGTTCAGGACCGCCCGTCGGATGTGGTGTGGCCGTACACCAACTGCGATGTGGTGGTGGATGATAACGGCGTGGGGTTTCGCTACAGCTTCAGCGCCCTGAAGGACCGCCACACGGCGGTGGAGGTGAATTACACCGACCCGCAGAACGGCTGGCAGACCTCCACGGAACTGGTGGAAGACTCGGAAGCCATACTGCGCTACGGGCGCAACCTGCTGAAGATGGATGCGTTCGGTTGCACCAGTCGCGGTCAGGCCCACCGTGCCGGGCTGTGGGTGATAAAGACCGGACTGCTGGAAACGCAGACGGTGGATTTCACGCTCGGGTCACAGGGGCTGCGTCACACACCCGGTGACATTATTGAAATCTGTGATAACGACTATGCCGGGACCATGACCGGCGGACGTATCCTGTCCATCGATGCCGCCAGCCGCACCCTGACACTGGACCGTGAGGTGACCCTGCCGGAGACAGGTGCCGCCACGGTGAACCTGATTGACGGCAGCGGTAAGCCGGTGAGCGTGGCCATCACTGCACACCCCGCGCCGGACCGGATACAGGTCAGCACCCTGCCTGATGGTGTGGAGACATACGGGGTGTGGGGACTCTCCCTGCCGTCACTGCGTCGTCGCCTGTTCCGCTGTGTCTCCATCCGGGAAAACACGGACGGCACCTTTGCCATCACGGCGGTGCAGCACGTACCGGAAAAAGAAGCCATTGTGGATAACGGGGCCAGCTTTGAGCCGCAGTCAGGTTCCCTGAACAGCGTCATCCCACCGGCAGTGCAGCACCTGACGGTGGAGGTGAGCGCAGCTGACGGCCAGTATCTGGCGCAGGCGAAATGGGACACGCCGCGGGTGGTGAAGGGTGTGCGCTTCAGTCTGCGCCTGACCAGTGGTAAGGGAACGGATGCCAGACTGGTGACCACCGCCATCACCGCAGACACGGAGCACCGTTTCAGCGGCCTGCCGCTCGGGGAATACACCCTGACGGTGCGGGCGATAAACAGTTATGGCCAGCAGGGCGAACCGGCCACCACCACCTTCCGGATTAACGCGCCAGCAAAACCCGCCACCATTGAACTGACGCCGGGGTATTTTCAGATAACGGCGGTCCCGCGTCTTGCGGTGTATGACCCGACGGTACAGTTTGAGTTCTGGTTTTCGGAGGCAAAAATCGCAGACACATCTCAGGTGGAAACCTCTGCCCGTTATCTGGGGACCGGCAGTCAGTGGAGTGTATCCGGCCCGCACATTAAGCCCGGGAAGGATTTCTGGTTTTACGTGCGCAGCGTCAACCTGGTGGGGAAATCTGCGTTTGTGGAAGTCAGCGGGCAGCCCAGCAATGATGGTGAAGGGTATCTGGAATTTTTCCGGGAAAAAATAGGAAAACTGCATCTGGCTCAGGGGCTATGGGAGCTGATAGACAACAGCCAGCTTGCGGATGAGATGGCGGAGATGAAGACCACCATCACCGAAACCCGCAATGAAATCACACAGACGGTCAGTAAAACGCTGGAAGACCAGAGCGCCACCATTCAGCAGATACAGCGCGTGCAGAAGGACACAAATGATGACCTGGCTGCGCTGTACATGCTGAAGGTTCAAAAAACGAAAGACGGCATTCCCTATGTGGCCGGGATTGGTGCAGGGATTGAGGATACTGATGGCCAGCCACTGAGCAACATACTGCTGCTGGCTGACCGTATCGCGATGATAAATCCGGAGAGCGGCAACAGCACTCCGTTATTTGTGGCGCAGGGGAATCAGCTGTTCATGAACGATGTGTTCCTGAAGCGTCTGTTTGCGGCGAGTATCACGTCATCCGGCAACCCCCCGACGTTTTCCCTGACGCCGGAAGGGAAGCTGACAGCTAGGAACGCGGATATCAGCGGAGCAATTACCGCGAATACCGGCACGCTCAATAATGTCACCATTAACGAGAACTGTGTCATCAGAGGGAAACTGTCTGCAAACCAGATTGAAGGCGACCTGGTGAAGACGGTGGGGAAAGCCTTTCCCCGGAATAACAGTTATGCCAGCGGGACGGTAACCGTCACAGTTTACGATGACCAGGGCTTCGACCGGCAGATTATCATTCCCCCGGTGCTGTTTCGCGGGACGAAACACCAGAATTTCAACAGCCCGAATCAGCAGTCGTACTGGTATTCCACCTGTAAGCTGCAGGTGCTGAAGAACGGGGTTGAGATTTTCCATGAACCGGCAACGGATGTCAGCCGGGTGTTCTCATCGGTGATAGATATGCCGGCAGGGCGGGGTCATGTCACCCTGACGTTTAATGTGTCGTCGGCCGGTGCGAACAACTGGACGCCGACAACGTACATCAGTGATTTACTGGTTGTGGTCATGAAAAAATCCACGGCAGGGATCAGTATCAGCTGACGGTTTATTAACCCGGACGGGCACCTCAGGAGGTGCCTTTTTTATTGACTGAAAACAAAGAGGTAATCATGCGGCATTTATACGCAACGATATTATTGTTTACTACCCTGCTGGCAGGAATTGCCTTTCCTGCACAGGCTGAAAACGGACACGGTGCATTTTCCGTGGGATATGCTCAGGTTCACCCGGGCGGCGTACCGGCATTGTCCGGTACCGGTGCGCGTGCAGGTGATTTAAAAGGGATTAATGTGAAATACCGTTATGAGTTCACGGATCACCTGGGCGGCATTGTCGCGCTGAGTTATGCATCGGTGAAGAAAAGTGACACGATGAAGACGGGTGAAAATACCTTCCATTATGAAAGCCTGCGCGGTCGTTATGTCAGTCTGATGGCCGGCCCTGTCTGGCAGCTCAGTGAGCGGGTCAGTCTCTATGGCATGGCCGGGATGGCGTACACCCGCTGGTCTGACAGTGTTCAGGATTACCGGCGTGATGAAGTGAAACCGGGGTATGTGAAGGAGACCACCACCGCCAGTGATGGTCATACTGCGCGTCATCTGTCGCCGGCCTGGAATGCCGGGATTCAGTTCAGTCCCGTAGAGACGGTGGTTATTGACCTTGCTTATGAAGGTTCCGGCAGTGGCGACTGGCGCACTGACGGTTTCATCGTGGGTGTCGGCTATAAATTCTGATTAGTCAGGTAACACAGTGTTATTGTCACGAACGGTGCAATAGTGATCCACACCCAACGCCTGAAATCAGATCCAGGGGGTAATCTGCTCTCCTGATTCAGGAGAGCTTATGGTCACTTTTGAGACAGTTATGGAAATTAAAATCCTGCACAAGCAGGGAATGAGTAGCCGGGCGATTGCCAGAGAACTGGGGATCTCCCGCAATACCGTTAAACGTTATTTGCAGGCAAAATCTGAGCCGCCAAAATATACACCGCGACCTGCTGTTGCTTCACTCCTGGATGAATACCGGGATTATATTCGTCAACGCATCGCCGATGCTCATCCTTACAAAATCCCGGCAACGGTAATCGCTCGCGAGATCAGAGACCAGGGATATCGTGGCGGAATGACCATTCTCAGGGCGTTCATTCGTTCTCTCTCGGTTCCTCAGGAGCAGGAGCCTGCCGTTCGGTTCGAAACTGAACCCGGACGACAGATGCAGGTTGACTGGGGCACTATGCGTAATGGTCGCTCACCGCTTCACGTGTTCGTTGCTGTTCTCGGATACAGCCGAATGTTGTACATCGAATTCACTGACAATATGCGTTATGACACGCTGGAGACCTGCCATCGTAATGCGTTCCGCTTCTTTGGTGGTGTGCCGCGCGAAGTGTTGTATGACAATATGAAAACTGTGGTTCTGCAACGTGACGCATATCAGACCGGTCAGCACCGGTTCCATCCTTCGCTGTGGCAGTTCGGCAAGGAGATGGGCTTCTCTCCCCGACTGTGTCGCCCCTTCAGGGCACAGACTAAAGGTAAGGTGGAACGGATGGTGCAGTACACCCGTAACAGTTTTTACATCCCACTAATGACTCGCCTGCGCCCGATGGGGGTCACTGTCGATGTTGAAACAGCCAACCGCCACGGTCTGCGCTGGCTGCACGATGTCGCTAACCAACGAAAGCATGAAACAATCCAGGCCCGTCCCTGCGATCGCTGGCTCGAAGAGCAGCAGTCCATGCTGGCACTGCCTCCGGAGAAAAAGAGTATGACGTGCATCCTGGTGAAAATCTGGTGAACTTCGATAAACACCCCCTGCATCATCCACTCTCCATCTACGACTCATTCTGCAGAGGAGTGGCGTGATGATGGAACTGCAACATCAACGACTGATGGCGCTCGCCGGGCAGTTGCAACTGGAAAGCCTTATAAGCGCAGCGCCTGCGCTGTCACAACAGGCAGTAGACCAGGAATGGAGTTATATGGACTTCCTGGAGCATCTGCTTCATGAAGAAAAACTGGCACGTCATCAACGTAAACAGGCGATGTATACCCGAATGGCAGCCTTCCCGGCGGTGAAAACGTTCGAAGAGTATGACTTCACATTCGCCACCGGAGCACCGCAGAAGCAACTCCAGTCGTTACGCTCACTCAGCTTCATAGAACGTAATGAAAATATCGTATTACTGGGGCCATCAGGTGTGGGGAAAACCCATCTGGCAATAGCGATGGGCTATGAAGCAGTCCGTGCAGGTATCAAGGTTCGCTTCACAACAGCAGCAGATCTGTTACTTCAGTTATCTACGGCACAACGTCAGGGCCGTTATAAAACGACGCTTCAGCGTGGAGTAATGGCCCCCCGCCTGCTCATCATTGATGAAATAGGCTATCTGCCGTTCAGTCAGGAAGAAGCAAAACTGTTCTTCCAGGTCATCGCTAAACGTTACGAAAAGAGCGCAATGATCCTGACATCCAATCTGCCGTTCGGGCAGTGGGATCAAACGTTCGCCGGTGATGCAGCACTGACCTCAGCGATGCTGGACCGTATCTTACACCACTCACATGTCGTTCAAATCAAAGGAGAAAGCTATCGACTCAGACAGAAACGAAAGGCCGGGGTTATAGCTGAAGCTAATCCTGAGTAAAACGGTGGATCAATATTGGGCCGTTGGTGGAGATATAAGTGGATCACTTTTCATCCGTCGTTGACAGTTATGACAGCCCGCCGGTTCAGGCGGGCTTTTTTGTGGGGTGAATATGGCAGTAAAGATTTCAGGTGTACTGAAAGACGGCACAGGAAAACCGGTAGAGAACTGCACCATTCAACTGAAAGCCAGACGGACCAGCAGCACGGTGGTGGTGAACACGGTGGCCTCTGAAAATCCGGATGAAGCCGGTCGTTACAGCATGGACGTTGAGTACGGTCAGTACAGCGTCATTCTGTTGGTGGAGGGCTTCCCGCCGTCACATGCCGGGACCATCACCGTGTATGAAGATTCTCAACCCGGTACGCTGAATGATTTTCTCGGTGCCATGTCGGAGGATGACGTCCGGCCGGAGGCACTGCGCCGTTTTGAACTGATGGTGGAAGAGGTGGCGCGTCACGCTGAGGAGGCGAAGAAGAATGCCGGAGAGGCGGAGACGTCAGCGAGGAATGCCGGCATATCAGCCAGTCAGGCAGAAGAGAGCGCTGCAAATGCTGACACTTCAGCAGGGGAGGCATCGGAGTCAGCCCGGCAGGCGGCAGAAAGTGCAGCCTCAGCAAAGCAGTCAGAGGATGCGTCCTCGTCCTCGGCTTCTGCGGCCGCTCAAAAAGCCAGTGAGTCATCACAAAGTGCAGCAGAAGCTGAATTGTCAAGAAAGACGGCAGAAAGTGCAGCCGGTAATGCAGCCAGGGATGCAACGACCGCAACAGAAAAAGCCCGGGAGTCAGCAGAAAGCGCACAGTCAGCGGAACAAAGCAGGATAGCGGCGGAAGAGGCCGTAAACCGAATCCCCACCGTGGTGGGACCTCCCGGGCCAAAGGGGGAACCGGGGCCCGCGGGTCCTCAGGGGCCGAAGGGTGATAAGGGAGAGCGCGGTGACACCGGCCCTGTCGGGGCAACCGGCGAACGGGGACCGGCAGGTGATGCTGGTCCGGCAGGCCCGCAGGGGCCGAAAGGTGACAGGGGAGAGCGGGGAGAGACCGGTCTGACGGGAAATGCAGGTCCACAGGGTCCAAAGGGAGATACCGGTGCGGCAGGCCCACAGGGACCGAAAGGAGAAACAGGTGCGGCTGGCCCGGTGGGGGCAACCGGACCTCAGGGACCGAAGGGCGACCCGGGGGAGACACAAATCCGTTTTCGTCTGGGGCCGGCGAGCATTATTGAGACAAACAGCAATGGCTGGTTCCCGGATACAGATGGCGCACTCATCACCGGACTGACCTTTCTTGACCCCAAAGATGCCACACAGGTTCAGGGGCTGTTTCGGCATTTGCAGGTCAGGTTTGGTGACGGGCCGTGGCAGGATGTTAAGGGGCTGGATGAAGTGGGCAGTGATACAGGCAGAACAGGAGAATGACATGAATATACTAAAAAAACTTATGCAGCGTCTGTGCGGGTACGGAAAGCATGATGACCGTGAACACGGGGAGTTACTTACAGCACAACTGCGTCTGGGACCGGCAGACATTCTGGAGTCAGATGAGAATGGCATTATTCCGGAGCAGGACAGGGTAATCACGCAGGTGGTGATACTGGATGCAGATAAAAAGCAGATACAATGCGTGGTAAGACCGCTGCAAATTCTGCGTGCTGACGGGACGTGGGAAAATATTGGCGGGATGAAATAGCCGACGAGTTCACAAAAACCGGAGTCCGGCTCCGGTTTTTGTTGTCATGTCCGGTGGATGTTTGTTATGACTCCCTGTGTTTGGAATGAATATTTAATAACAGGTGTCTGGAAATATAGGGGCAAATCTACTGGATAGGCTATTGGGGCGTGAGAATCGAATGGAAAGAAGAACTGTGGCTCTGGAAAGGCAATTAAATGGAGGTGTCGATTTTTTAAGGAGTGTTAATAACTATTTTCAGAGTGTCATGGCAGAACACAGAGAAAATAAAACAAGTAATAAAATATTAATGGAAAAAATAAATTCTTGTGTATTTGGAACGGATTCTAATCACTTTTCTTGCCCGGAGTCATTTTTGACATACCCGATAACGCTGGACACACCTGCGAATGGAGTGTTCATGAGAAACTCACAAGGTGCTGAGATATGCTCTCTATATGATAAGGACACGTTAGTGCAACTTGTTGAAACTGGTGGAGCTCATCCTCTGAGTCGAGAACCTATAACAGAATCAATGATTATGAGAAAAGATGAATGTCACTTTGATTCAAAAAAAGAATCCTTTGTTGCAAGTGATGCTTAATTTTTTCTGTTGGTGTGTTTTTATATTAATAGTTTATTATAATAGTGCCATGTAAGGATATATTGTCTGAACAATTATTCAGACAATATTTTTTCTTGCTTTATATGAAATATATAATATTTGGATCCTTAATTTCTAACCAAGGGGTCCCATGTTTTTATGTTATGATGCAGCCCATAATTTCGGGGGCTACATGCAAGAATATCTTTTTCTTCGGCGCCTGATTTGCGTAAAAACGTGGCTGCGCCAGAAGAACAATTACCTTGTGTTTCTGTGAATGGCGGTAACATTTTGTAAGTCGGTATGTTGTTGAGCATTGTTTTTATATTGTCAGCTGGAATTGATTTTTCTTCATGTAGTGGTGTCGGGATAAGCGTTCCATTTCTCTGAAGTACTTCATCTGAATATAATCGATGTAGCAACAAACTCTGTTTTGTCTCTATTAATGAGATTGAGTTGATATTGGGTAAGTAACGAATTGATAACTGACTGAGTTTTATTACATTTCCTGAATAAAGATACTCACCTAACTCTGAAAATTTCCTTCCTGTTATCTTATCTGTATCATCAGGACTAATATTTTCGAACATTCTTACGTCTCGCTCTCCTAAGTTTGGTTTTGCATTATCTTTTCCATTGTTTTTATATATCCACATCTCTTTTTTTCTGAAGGAATCAAATATGTAAGTGATTTTACTTCATCTGCAATTTGTTCTTGTTGGATATTGGTATTGGCCTTTAACCTGGTTTCATTATACTTTTTATGAAAATCTTCAATGCATGTGAATTTTTGCCCTTGTAGTTTTATAACCGTTTCTTTTACATCGATTGGAAATTTATTTTGATTTCGCGCATTATTTAACTTTTTTAAAAATAAAGAGTCAATGTCTATTCGGGAGCGTTTATCATCACTGTTTATGGCATAGTATTGGGCTCCGCTCCTGCTTCCCATTCCTGGGGTCCCTGCAATAATAAATGAGTGACTTCTTGTATGTCTGCCATTGAGTAGAGCAAGGGGAGTTTTAGCTGTAGCCAACCATACAGGAACGGATTTTAAAGATATACCATATTCTTTATGAACAATTCTTCTGGAGACGGAGTTCGTCATTGTTGTTTCATTTGAAAGTTGTTGATGTTCACTGAACAGATGGTAACATGATGATACAACTGATGATATTTTGGGCATAAATAGTCTCCTCGCTATATGTTTGTTATATGGTGATTAACTTATTGAAAATATGCTTCTTATATTGTGCTTTTATTTTTAAATACTGTTTTGTTGAAGTGGGTATATGGGTAATGCGTAAAAACATTGTTTTGTTATATTAAAATGACACTTGTCTTTGCTTATAATCATTTCTGGAGCAAAGGGGTCACGGCTGAGGGGGTGGAGAGCGTTACGCAGGATAAGTTCAGTCAATGCTTCCTGATCATATAATGCACATATTTCTGAATTTCGAGCATTTCTGACAAAAACACCTGTCTCAGGAATATGTAGCGTTATCGGACAATTAAGATGCTCCTCAGTACAGGAAAAGTCTTGTAAACTAACGGGAAATGCATTCGAATTTATTCGATCTAGTAGTGTTTTTATGACGCTTTCCTGCACAAGCGGGGCAGCTTGCCTCTGCTCCAGATATAAGCTGTATGCCTGCAGAAAAGTGTTACCTCCGTTAAGTTGTCTTGTCAGGCTGTCTGCGAGATGATGAGCCTCTCTTGCCCCAAGATGGTCCCAAAGTCCACCAAGAATAGGCTCAACACTAAAACCATCCATAAACTGGATATAATGAAGCCTCATATTACGGCCTCCTATAGTAATAGTGTCATTCTGGTTGCTTCTTGCAATATGTCGTAAAGCCTCCAGCTCATTTTCCGGCAATACACTTCCATTAGAAAAATTTAATATGACTGGCAT